ACCCCATGCAGTCGAGTGGATATCCTTTGGAAGAGGCCCCCCCTATACCCATCCGCGATAGCATTAAGCGCTACCATGAGAACGCTCACTGGTGTGAATCGCCCTCATTTGACATCCATGTTTCTCTTTGGAAGAGTTTCTTCTCGTCTGGTTAATCCCAACACTTAGAGCACGGAACCCGGCCAACCGGCTTGGTTCCAAGGTTCTTGGGCTTGTCTTCCCAAGGTTTAAATCTTGGACAAGGCAATTAGCGCAAGAACCGCACTCTTTGTGAAAGGACTTTCCTTTCGAGTTGATTCCGATCCTTAGAGATCATCTTCTCGCCGTCAAGACTTCTTTCGCGCATTTATCATAGAGTCAACCTGACGGGGCGTTGCCCTATCTAGTTGCTTCCGTGATTTATGCGAAGAAGGTTTCTTACGACGCGAAGAATCGCCTCGGGACGGTAGGACGTGATGGTTGTTGATCACATTTATCAGGTCTAACAGACCTATATCCGTGACCGCCAACTGTCGCATCTTACTTATCCCTCGGCACATAGCTGTCAAGTGATTAAGTATAGTTGCTTTCGAGCTTGCAATGGTCTTGTTTCGCCTTATTGATAAAGTAGCAAAGGGATCGAGAAAGAGCTGAACGTCCAAATGCAACCATTGCATAAGGTCGTCAGATTCCCTCACCCGATGTGCTTTATCAAACTCCAGTTGGAGCTCCGCTATATTTCTTAGCAGAACTCCGAATGGAGGTAGGCTGAACAGTAACGATTGGGCATCCAACCCTTCAGGCACCAAGCATCTGAACTTCTCTAATTCCAACTGGAATCTAGATAATTCGGATACTTGGCGCTTGATAGCAGATTCTAGGACTCTAGCTTTGCACTCATTCAGATAGATTCCGATAAACTCGGAAGCTTTCTTAAATGAGAAGCAACCTAGGATCCCTCCCAAGACTATCGAGCCGAGTTTCTCGCACTTGATACGTCTCAGGAGTCTAGTGTCTTCTCGCGAAGGCAATAGATAGAACTTCCACGCTTTATCGGCCAGGCGGCCTGACAGGCTGCCGCGACCGAGAAGCAGGAAGAACTCTGCTAACAAGCCCCGGGAAACCAAGGCTTCTCCTCGTGGTAACCACCGCTGCTCGATTTCTCTAAACCAGGTTGCGACCTCATAGTACGAAAGTCTCCTAATTGCCTCCGTCGGAAGCAGTTTAGGATTCTTTTTGATACTATGGAAACGCATTGCCTCGAATAGGGAACCGAGCGGTGCGCCGGTGACCTCCTTTCCTAAGTAGATCCATCTCTTCGCAAATTCATACGCGTCGTTAGACACGTGTGTTTTTAACGGAGAAACTTCTACTCCTAATTCGCCAAGAATAGTGGCGTACTGCGAAGCAACATCATTGTTAGTAATGACAATGTCGTCGCCTAGTAGCACGTAAGCATCCCAAGTGATTGGGAGTCCGGCCCGCTTAGCAGCGAGCCGCACTATCGCATGATGGGTAATCGCAAATGTGGTCCATGACGAATAAGCTCCCATGGGTTGGCCCGCTCCGTAGCGTACGGAGCCTGGCATCCATGTTAGTTTAAAGTCACGGTCACATAGCAATGACCACCATGCAGCCGCATATTCTTTTGACGTCAGCTCTGCTAAGACGGCTTCCTGTAGTTTTACTGGAAGTCTGTCTGTTGCATTGCTTAAATCGCAAGAATGATACGGTCCTTGACGAGGTAGTTTAGATCGGAAGGATCCCTGATCAAAGGTACAGTCAGGCTTGAGGCTCCGCAACAGCGCAAACTGCGCTTTATGCAAAGGCTCAAAGCATGTCTGTGTCCAATAATCAAGGATAGCAACGATTCGATTCTTGGCTTCCTTGTCCTTGATGAGAGACAACCTCGCCGTCAAGCCTTTCGGTTTGATTTTGAGAATCTCGCACCAAGCAAGGGGGCTGATGAGTCGGATCTGACCTATCGTAAGGGCTAACTTCTCTCCACCACACAAGACCAATTTACTAATTTGGTCCTCTGTTAGGAGGGAAGCGTCCTCGATACTTCCAATCAAAGCTTGCGCATTGGGGCCAGATTTGGTTGTAACATGCGGACGTTCCCACGCGGGAACGTCAAGCTTCCAGCCTAGTCTTCTCACGATGCCTGTAAGTTCCTGCTCTATCACAGAGCATACTGGAACCGCAGGGAGCGTGATTGGATCAAGGTTGGGGCTTTTCCAGCCAGGTATTATCCTGCTTAACCCTAAAAGAGTTAGTGCAAGACGTACCTCGGGTGGTCGCTTGTTACGGATCAACTCAACAAAGGGGAGCACCGCAGCGTGCGGTAAACCATCTTTGTCGAGCATCACTCCAAATCCTGGTGTATCTATCAAAGGTTGCCCACAGAGGAAGCGTGTACACGCCAGGCGGATCGCTTTGATCCAGCCTATAGTGTCAACGCCACCCCGAGTGAGCTCCCGATGAGAGATCATCTCAGTCCAAGCTTGTATTACCCCCTTATCAGGCTTAAGCCCTAAGTATGCCTTTGTTAGGAACGTGATAACGATCCTAGCGAGGTTTAACTTAAGTTTAAGCATGGTAAGTGTGTTAGAGTATGTAGTCTGGTTCATCTTTAGGGACGAATCACCAGCGCCCATCTGCAAGCGCGGACCGACCACCCCCATCTCTTACGAGGTTGGGAAGGTGTTAGGACCAGGGCTTGTAGTGGCGTGGTTACCACAGAGCGAAGCCTTGGATTAACACCCCCTATGGGGG